AATAACAGCTTCTACATTTCCTTCTGGTGCAACTATGTCGTATGTGCTTCCTTCAGGTAAAGTTAAAATTTCATCTGATCCTGCTCTTACATTGCTATTATCAGAAATAAGTCCAGTGACTACTGGTTGTCCAAACATTTGAAATCGTAGTCCTAATTGCATTTCAGTCATTGTAATATTGATATGCTCATTAGCAGATACTAAGTCTGATGCACCTTCTACAAAGAAAGAGTCTAATTGCTCTTCTCTATGTGTAAATACAAAAGGTAATACACCTAAGTTGTGCTGTACTTCTTCAAGAATATCACCGTTCTCATTGAACTTTAAATGTAATTCGCTATCCCAATACGCATACATTAGCTCATCTGTGTCAGATAAGTCTGCGTGTCCGTGCATCATTGGATATACAATAGCTTCAGGTCTGTATGGATTGTCACCAAAGTATGGTTCAAAATAATAAATAGGACGATATTCAAAGCGTTCTTCTAGCTCATCATACATTACATAAGTTGCAGTAGAGCCAAGTAAACGAGTCATTCGTTCCATTTGTTTCATACGAGCATTTTTTACAGAGGTTAAATCTAAATATCTATCGCTTACATTTCTTTTAGCACCGATAGTATAAATTTTAGACATACGATTGACGAATTTTTTCACGATGTTGGTATTGTAATGAGGAATCTCTTGAAATGCGTCAGATTTAAAATATCCTTCGATGTATTGTTCAGTTAAAGAACCTGAATAATAGTCTAAAAACTTTCTTACTTCTTCTCTACGAGCTTTCGCTTGTTCTTCTTTAAAGTTAGTTAATGAGTCTTGTATAATTTCTCGTGCTGTTAAAACCATCAAAGTATTCCTTTTTATCGTGATATTCTTCCAATGAAGTTACTTCTAATTGGAAATCTATTCAATATAAAATATCGGAAGGCATCGCAACCGTGTTCATAGAATCCATCTTTAATTGGATTGTTAGAGATGGCTTTCCCTTCTACTGCTTCTGGGAATCTATATCCCTCGAAATCTTCTGCAATACCTACACATCTTTTGTCTATTTTAATTCTGCGTAATCCATCTGCATTTTCAAAAAAGCTACGACAATAACTCACACCAGATTGTATATCTCTGGATAGTTTGTCCATACGATACTCTACAAAAATTCCGTGCTTTCTAAAGATATGAATATCCCCCATACCAGATTGTCCTTGAACGAAACTACCTGCTGGATCACCATAATAAGTAATCACTGGATAATTCTTTTTCTTTATCATCTCTGCAAGTTTATCAGTTGGAATATTGCGTTCGTGAATAATTTCATCAATAATATTGATATGCCAATTACCATCTTGCTTGTAGGTTTGAAACCATAATACTGATGGCATTCTAAATCCAAAGTCCATTGAACAATAAGTAGGTAGGTTTTCCTGGTACGGAACATCACCCATATCTTTTTGTCTATCGAATGGATATACTCGTCCTTCCATAGAAGTAAACTTAGCTGCGAACTCCTGGTCAAATAATTCTTTGGACATATTTCTTTTTCTTTCCATTAAGAAAGAATCTTTCTCGCCTTCTGGAAATGCGTGTTCGTTTTCCCAACTTGGAGATTGCACTGAATACCACTTGTCATCTGTTTGCCCTAACAAGTACAAGTCATATATCCAATTAAACCCTTCAGGCGTAGTAATAAAAATAGCTTTTCCTTTTCTGTCAATAAGGGTAGGAGATAAATACATATCCCAAATCTTTCTTGGCATCTTTGCTGCTTCGTCAATAATTAATAAGTCTACACCTTCACCAACAAGAGAGTCTGGATTTTCACAAGACATACCTTCTACGGTTGTTCCCCATTTGAATTTGATATACTGTTCTTTTTCTGATGCTCGTTCAATATCGTTTGCTTTCCCTGCTACCATATCTTTCCATACTTCACGAAACATTAATCGTGATTTCTTATAAGATAATCCAACAAGCCAAATCTTTTGATTCGGTTGTGCTGCATAAAATTCTGCTTCACGATACGCTGCAGTAGTTTTTCCATATCGTCTACCACAAATATTTACAAAATAAGAAGCACCTTGTTTCTCTGGAAAGTGTAATTTACGCTGACCTGCGTGAGGTACATAGTTCATATAATCGAACCATTTTTGCTTGAACTCAAACTCTTTAATTTTCTTTGACATTCTAATTGTGATTAATTTAATTCATAATTAACTTAATGTCATATAATAATCCACTTAAGGAGTAAAAATGTCTGAATTAGAACAGAATACAGCCGTTGAGGAAGCTGTAAAAGAACCTCAAGTCAGTCAAGACGAAAAAAAGACAGAACAAGCTGTTCCATATTATCGTTTTCAGGAGCTGGTAAAAGAACGAAATGATCTTAAATCAAAAGTTCAAGAAGTAGCTACTGCACAGGAAGAACAGCGTAAAAAGACTTTAGAAGAGCAGGGCGAATACAAAGCTCTCTTAATTGAAGAACAGAATAAAAATAAAGAGTTAGAAACAAAGTTTAGCGAAGTTTCTGAATCTTTTAATCAGTATGTGACTCAAGAAAGAGATTCTCTTCTGGGTAAAATTCCTGAAACGAAAAGAGAAAAATTTGAGAAGGTAGATGATTTATCTCTTTTGCGTGACATAGTTTCAGAATTTGAAACACGAGCTGGAGTTAATGTAGGACAAGTTGAGAACAAAGTTTCCGTTACAAAGTTTAAAGGAAACCCTTTCAACGAGTTAGATAATAATTCAAAGCGTAGGGACTCGCATAAGGACTTAATAAGTCATTACCTTAAGAAAAAATAACATTTTTAAAACTTAAGGAGAGTACATAAAATGGCAAATGTAACTACAACAACTGCTGCTAATTTTATACCAGAAATGTGGAGAGATGCGATTCTTGATTATGCTGAAAGAAAATTTCAGTTAAGAAATCAAGTATTAGACTTTTCATCAATGGTACAAAATGGTGGCGACATACTTAATATTCCTAAAGTAGCTGAAGAAACTGCTGCTGCAAAGTCTGCTGACACTGCAGTATCATATTCTGCTAATACTGACGGAGTAATTCAATTATCATTAGATCAACACCAATACGAAGCGAAAAGAATCGAGGACATCGTAAGAGTTCAAGAATCTGCAGACCTATTCAATGCTTATGCAAAATCAATGGGTTACGCTTTAGCTAAGAAAGTAGAAAACTACTTAGCTGTTAATATTATCCAAGCTGCTACAGGTAACGATGTTACTTTAGCAACTGACAATACACCAACAACTGCTGAAGTTAGAAGTGGCTTACAAAAACTTCTTGATGCAGGTTTTGACTACACAGATGGAGAAACATTCTTTTATGCTTCACCAGCTATGTATATGAACCTAATGGGCTTAGGTGATTTCACTGAAGCACAAAAACGAGGAGATAGTGCTAACCCACTTGCTTCTGGTAGCATTATGGAAATTTATGGTATGCCAGTTATCGCTTCAACAGACTGGGACGATGATGGTGGTACTGGAGATGAGTCTGGTTCTATTTTCAATAGAAACGGAATCTACTTTGCACAACAAATAGCACCAAGAGTGCAGTCAGCTTATGACATCGATCATTTAGCGACTTCTGTTGTAGCAGATGTCTTGTTTGGAGCTGTGTTATCACACGCTGCATCAAGCACTTCATTACCAGTTGTTAACTTCGTTAACCCGTAATGAGTTAGATTGAGGGGGACTAAGTTCCCCCTCATAACTTTAATTATTAATAGGGAAAAGAAATGGCAAATTTTACATCAGTCCATACAGGAGCAACTATAGATGCGTCTGTTACTATCATCAGTGGTAGTGGGGTTACACAATCCGATTTAACTAAATTAAACGCAGTTACTTCATCTGCTGTTGAGTTAAACATATTAGATGGTGTTACTGCTTCTACTGCAGAGATAAATATATTAGACGGTCTTACTGCTTCTACAACAGAATTAAATTATTTAGATGGTGCAGATTCAAGTATTACTACACTTAGCTTACCTGATAACACAACAATTACAACTTTTGGTGCGTCACTTATTGATGACGCAAACGCTGCTGCTGCACGAACTACTTTAGGAGTAGATGTAGCAGGAACAGACAATTCTACAGATGTCACTTTAGTAACGACATCATACGATTATTTATCCTTATCAGGACAAGCTATTACATTAGGACAGATTGATATATCTGACGATACTAATTTAGTAGGTGGAGATGGACTTGCATTAACTGGAGATACCTTATCAGTTAATGTAGATGATTCATCTATTGAAATTAATTCTGATACTTTACGAGTAAAAGCATCTGGCGTAACCAACAATATGTTAGCGAATAGTTCTGTGAGCTATGGTGGAGTAAGTGTAGCATTAGGATCAAGCGATGCAACACCTGCTTTTGATTTATCTGATGCAACAAGTTTACCGATTGTAGCAGGTACTACTGGCACACTAAGTGTAGCAAGAGGTGGTACTGGAGCTACTAACGCAAGTGGAGCAAGAACAAACTTAAATGTTGATGTAGCAGGTACAGATAATAGTACCGATGTAACACTTGTTACTACTTCACACGATTATCTTTCACTAAGTGGACAAGCAGTAACGCTTGGACAAATAGATATTAGTGATGACACAAATTTAGTTGGTGGAACTGGTATTACACTTACTGGTGACACTTTATCAACCACAGATAGTGAGATTGTACACGATAATCTAAGTGGATTTGTTGCTAACGAACATATAGACCATTCAGGCGTATCTATTACTGCAGGTGCAGGTTTAACTGGTGGTGGCGATATTACTGCTACAAGAGATATTGCAGTAGGAGCAGGAACTGGTGTTACGGTTAATGCAGACGATGTTGCCATCGGACAAGATGTTGCAACAAGTGCAGATGTAGAGTTCAGTTCTGTAACTGCTGATATTATTGGAGATATACGAGGTGCTACAAAATTTAGTGCGAAAGCAGATGTTGCCTTAAATGTAGGTGATGCAGTATATATTTCAGGAGTAAGTGGGAATAAACCAACCGTTGATATAGCAGATGCAAACGACGCTTCTAAAATGCCTTCATTTGGATTAGCAGGTAGTTCAGTAAGCATAAATGGATCTGTAGAGATTTTTACTTTTGGTACGCTACCAGGATTAAACACTTCATCATTCAGTGTTGGAGATATTCTTTATGTTAGCACTAACGGAACTTCAGGTAATACTTTAACTGCAACCAAACCAACTGGAGAATCTTCTTTATTACAAAATATTGGTATAGTGCAACGCAGTCACGCTTCTGCTGGAAGTATTAAAGTTGGTGGTGCAGGTAGAACCAACGATACACCAAACTTAGATGATGGCGATATATTTATTGGAAATGGTAGTAATCAAGCAGTAAGTGCTTCATTGAATACAAAAATTGAATCATACTTAGATGGTGGCACTTCTACTGCAAATTTTGACACAATAAGTGTTGATGGTGTAGAGATTACTGCTACCCCTGCAGAATTAAATAAAATGGACGGAGTTACATCAACCACTGCAGAATTAAATTATACAGATGGCGTAACTTCAAATATACAAACACAATTAGATTTAAAAGCACCATTAGCAAGTCCTGGATTTAGTGGAACTGCAACTGGTGTCAATTTAACATTGTCTGGCGATTTAACAGTCAATGGTAGCACTACAACGCTTGATACTACTAATATAGCAGTAGAAGATAATTTAATGGAATTAAACTCTGGCGTAACCTCTAATGCAAATGATGCAGGTATTATTATTGAAAGAGGTAGCACTGGAGATAATGCAATATTTATGTGGGACGAAAGTGCTGATAAATTCACACTTGGTACTACAAGTGCAAATGCAGACTCTACTGGAAACATTTCAATTACTACTGGAACATTAGTTGCTTCTTCTTTTGAGGGAGCAGTAACTG